GCTGTTGTATTCTCTGCAAGTCGTATGCACCAAACTGTTATGCAGACAGATAAGTTATTCAGAAGAAATATTAATATAAACTTCAGAGAGATAATCACAGACATAGGTGCAGACTTTGATATAGAACTACCTAAGTCTAACATAAAACACGCATAGGTTATTATGTTTGAATTTAATTATGATGCTCAGGTTAATGAAAGAGTAGTGGAGAACACAAAGGTGTTTACCATTGATAACTTTTATAAGAACCCAGATGAGGTAGTTCAGTTTCTACATGATAGAAAACCAAACACACTCTGGAAAGATTGTGAGAGTCCATCAAACAACGGAATACATTTTGAGGAGAGGAGACACGCTATCTTTACTCCAGAGATTATTCCTGTGTATATGTACATCACAGATTTGATACATCAAGAACCTTTTCGAAATGAACCAGAGTTAGTTGCAACTAACATGACAAAATTTTTTGAGGGTGAAACTTACAAGTTTAATGATTATGAAAATTGTTACTGGTGGCCACACATAGATTTAGGATACAACGCACTCATCTATTTAAACAAAGATGATGAGGTCAATGGTACAAATCTTTACAGAAGATTATCAAGAGATGAGTATGGTATGATGCCTGAACATTTCAAACCTTGGCGAGAGAAGAAAAACTATGAGTTGATTGAAACTTTAAGACCGAAGTATAATCGACTTGTTTTGTTTGATGGGTTGATAGAGCATGGTATGCACATTGAAGATGATAGATACTTTTCAAACGAGTATAGACTCAATCAAGTGTTTTATTTCTTTCACTCTAAGAGATTTGAAGAACTACACAAAAATGGTGTCTAAACAAATCTTAATTCATGTCGTTACTATAAATAGTGATTATAGGAGAATATGATGCAGATAGGAACAGTTACAAATCAATACAATAAGATTTTAAATATTAATCTTGATAGATCTAAACACGTTGCGACAACCTATCAACGTGCAATCCAAACCACTCAACAATCACTTCTTGAAGCACATCATAAAAAACAACAAGAGACAATGAGAGCAATCATGTATATGATGCTCATGCAATTCTATTATAAGAACCAGATGATGTATATGGTTGACACTCTAAGACTGACACGAACAGTCGATACTTGGGCCTGATGGCCAAGAAAACTCCACCAGTAGAATATTTACCAGACGGGCCAATAATGAAATGTATGAATGAACCACAACTCATGCACGTTCAATTGCGTATCAAATCTTCTTACATAAAGAACAAACGAATCAACGAAGAGATGAATTTAGAGTTTAAGAAAAAAAGTTCAGACCTTCACTGTTGTGGACGATATATAAAAAGGTAATGATTCCTTTTATTCTATATTCAGTATTACTTGTTTCAGTAATACAATTAATGTTCCTTGCAAAGATACTTCAAAAAATTAGTTGGCAAGAGTATTACATTATCTGGGTTTTAATTTTTTATACAATGTTCACTTAACCTTTCTTTAAATAAGTCGTTTATTATAAATAGTATTGCGAGTTAGAGAGAGGTACGTTTAATGATTGATCCAGTAACAGCACTAGGTGTTGCAACCACAGCATTCAATGCAATCAAGACAGGTTTCCAAGCAGGGAGAGATGTTGAAGGTATGGCCGGTGATATGGCCAGATGGATGGGTGCAGTCAGTGACATCAAGAAATGCGAAGAACTAAACCAGAAACCACCATTGTTTAAAAAACTATTTGCAGCTGGTTCTGTGGAAGAGGAGGCATTGCAAACACTTATGGCAAAAAAGAAAGCAGAAGATATGAGAGATCAACTCAAGAATATTATTATGTTTTCCAGAGGTCATGGTGCTTGGGAGGAACTCTTAAAAACAGAGGCAGACATTCGTAAGAAAAGACAGAAGATGATTTATGACCAACAGGAACGATGGAATAAAATCTGGGAGTGGGTTGCAATCGGTGGTCTTGTTGTAGTTGCTGGTGGGTTTATAATTTTTATGATATATCTTTATATGTCTACTAGAGGTCTTGTCTAGTGATAGAAACCATAGAGTACTTCATGGAGTACTTCTACATATATCACTATCTCTTTGTGCCTTGGGATGATTACAATACTGTATGGGTTGCGTGTGGTGTCATATGGTATCTAAACAAACTTAACTCACGATATGTTGTTTCAGAGAAATCATATGGCTCTATCTTTCATTCAAAAGATTAATATTTACGCATGGGTAATTGTATATCTTGTAATTCTTTCCCAACCAGTTTTATCAGAGGAAGTGAAACAACCAGATAACATCAAACAATGCTTTACTTGTTTCCTCAAGAAGTTTTCGGATTGGACTTGGGAACAGGAGAAACGATTGGGTAAACGTGAAGACCCTAAGTATATAACTTGTCGAAGATACAAAAGAGTTCAAGCAAAGAATGGAGATCAGGTTTGTATCTACAAGGGTGCAAACAATACTTACACTTTAGTTGTCGAAGGTCAATGCCCAGCTGAGTATCGTTGTAAGTATGACCCCAACGGACAAGAACCAAACATAGATGGTGTTGTAGATTCTCTTAATAAATCGTTTGATAAGTAGTAATAAATAACTCTGTAAGGAGTTTATTTTATGCAGAACTTTATGGGTATGGATGGTTTCATCTGGTTTACTGGAGTCGTAGAGGATAGAAACGATCCATCAAAACTTGGTCGTGTGAGAGTGCGTTGTGTAGGATATCACACAGACGACAAAGAAAGAATACCAACAGCAGATCTACCTTGGGCTCATGTTATGCATCCTGTGACAGATCCATCAATGAATGGTATGGGGAACACACCATCGTTCATGGTCGAGGGAACTTGGGTGGTTGGGTTCTTCATGGATGCAGAAGATAAACAACAACCTGTAATTATCGGAACATTGCCTGGTGTTCCTGTAGATAGTCCAGATAAAACAAAAGGGTTCAACGACCCAACTGGTACATATCCCAAGTCAGATTTTCTAAACGAGTCAGATGTCAATCGTCTTGCACGAGCAGACAAAGAGAACGTGCATACCATGATAACTTCTAAAGAGGAAATTGCAAAAAAATTTAGAAAGATAGAAACTGCACAATCCCAGAATTTTCAAATGCCATTTGAGAATAGCCTCACCACTACGAGATATCCTTACAATCATGTTTATGAATCTGAGTCTGGTCATGTTAGAGAATTTGACGACTCATATGAAGAGGAAAGAATAAGTGAATATCACAAAGAGGGAACTTTCTATGAGATAACTGCTGGTGGAGATAAGATTGTTCATGTAACAGGAGATAACTATGAGTTTACCGCTGGTAATAATTTTATAAATGTGGTTGGTGATGTGAACTTGACAGTTGATGGTAACATGGAAACTCTAGTTAAGAAAGACTATAATATAAGATGCAAAAATTTAAATATTGAAGTCGAGGAAGATTTTGATACGATTGTTCGTGGGGATACTACACAACAATATGGATATGGCCCATCTAGTTTAAATCCAGATAAGCCAGGAATACTTAAAACCACTGCATTAGGTGCTGTGTCTGAGAGATACGATAGTACCTTTGATGGTGTTTATAAAGATGCGGCTACAATTACATATGGAGATAAGTTAGAGAGTTCTATAAAAGGTAAAGTCACAGAAAGATATGCCGATACTGTTGACAGACGGATAGATGGAATACAAACTGAGATATATGGTTCAACTGTTAACCTGACCACCGAAGGTAGTTTCAACATTGACTCTGAAATAAGTTTCAATGTCAACGCTGTCACTGTAGATTTAGATGCAACTACAGTAGACATAGATGGTACGACAATAAGTGCAAATTCAACAACAACTAATATCAACGCATCATCAACTATCAATCTTAACGGAGCAACTGTAGATGTTGATGCGACAACATACAATCTAAACGCAACAGGTTCTAATCTTGTTACAGTCACCGCTGGTGCAGCTCTTCCACATTTAACATCTCCAGACTCACCAACTGGTGCATCTGTTGAAAGTCCAGACACACCAGAGTCAGATTTAAAAATCACAGAGATTATAGATGTCCCTGTAGAACAGAGAGTGCAAGTTCAATCATCAGAAAGAACAGATAAAGCTGGTACAGGTGGTTATAGTCAAAATAGTGAAAATGATGTTCCAATACCATCACCAGCAGTAGTTCCAACTCCAGAAGAAAGAAAATCTAAAGTAGATGGTGTAGGTATTGACACAGGTATAATGAACACTTCTCAAGTGCATCAAGCACATAAAGATGTTTTCACATCAAAAAAAGAAGACTTTAAACCAGAACTAAAAGGCACAGAGGAAGGAAAGAAATTACCAAACGAAGGTGTTGATCCACAAATACTTGAACATAACGAAAGAGTGCCTGGAGAACCATCACAATCAAATCAAAATCAATATAGACAATATTTGGGTGTTTCAACACAGGGTAAAGTTTCTGGTGACATATTTGATAATGATGAAATCACTGATGAGGTAAGAGAAAGATCTCCAAATAAGTTTTTTCCAAAAGAAATATTATTTACTGCTGACGACCAAGAGGTTGTTCGTGGAGTTGCAAAAATTGGCCAAGTAAAACAAGAGGGATATAGAATAGTACAACTCAGAGGTTTACCTAGACTTAGAATAGCACTTAACAGAGGAGTGTTGATGGCAAGAACAAGAAACTCAATACTCCAAATCGCAGAACAGGTTGCGTTTGACATGGGAAGACAACTAACGATTATATCTGCTTATCGCACTCCAGAACAAAACAAAAATGTTGATGGTGCTAAACTATCTCAACACATGGATGGGAATGCATTAGATGTCTCAACAATAGGAATGACTAATGATGAGAAGGTTGAGTATGTAAGATTGTGTATAGCATACGGATCACAAGCATTTGGTTTCTATGAAACTGATGGTTTTATTCACTATGATCTTGGAACAAAACGTCATTGGGGGTCAATCCCTAATAGGTATGTGTCAGTATTAAGAGCTGGTGATATTTCACCATATAGGGCATGACCTTTTGTTATAAATAATATAAACTTAGGAGTCTATAAATGGCAGTGTATGATGCACAACTGAACAATACTGCAAGGAACACAAGACAGTATACAGATTTGGATTTATTTTTCGGAAAGAAAAGTTCAAATAGTGATATACAAACACTAACAGATGTTCAAGCAGTCAAGAGATCACTCAGAAATCTTGTGCAACTAAACGTATACGACAAACCTTTTCATCCAGAGATTGCTGGTGGTGTTAGAGAAATGTTATTTGAAAATATGTCTCCACTCACTGCACATACAATTGCAAGAAAAGTGGAAGATGTGATTAATAACTTTGAACCAAGAGCTCGTCTGGTGAGTGTTCGTGCATTCCCAGACTTAGATCGTAATTCATATGAAGTATCTATTGAATTTTATGTTGTCAACACTCCAACTGAACTTGTAGATATGTCACTCATGTTAGAAAGATTACGATAATGGCAGTAAATGAAAAAAGATTAAGTGTTACAGAATTTGATTTTGATGACGTAAAAGATAATTTAAAAGTATTTCTAAGAAATCAAACAGAGTTCAAAGACTATGACTTTGAGGGTTCTGGTATGAATATCCTTTTAGACACTCTTGCATACAATACTCACTATCTTGGGTTTAATGCAA